ACACAAAGTCCTGGGTATAAAAGCAAAGCTTGAAGAAACTAAAAATCTCTTCAGAGAACTTGAACAACTTTCACAATCAGCATGGCTGTTTTACTTTATGATAATGACTACTATCAATTGTTGGTTGAAACGAACCGACACTATGGCTCCTACCAGAAACTCTTCGCACCTGATGGCACTAAGGAAGACCACTATATGTCTGTTTCTGACTCATCATGGATTCTAACTTTCTATAAGGGAGAGTTGAGTTCTGCCATGAAAAGCTATTGTGTTTGTGTGGGAGCGCATTGCCTCAATGTCCTTTCGCAAACCAGCAATGCTCTTGATGAGTCAAAAGTCAAATGTTGGCTCTGTGATAAAGAGGCATATATGACAACTACACACCTAAAAGTTGTGAAGCTGACTAATCTAATTAATGGGTTCGAGCTTGCTACTGAGTCTTATCAAGTTTGTATGAAGACGCATAGTGCAGATGACCCATCTAAGTACATTGGGGAAATTTGCTTTCCACCTCACCTGAAAGGCTACATGAAAGACAAGCAGAAGTTTAACCATAAGTTCATGGTGGTGACTAATGGCTTTTCAACCAACAATAACTTCAGGCCAATCAGATTAACAACAGAGACTGTTGAGGACTCAGACCAATATGTTCTTGTTGGAAACTTCAAATGCCCACTTACATGAATGATACTAAATAAGACTCCGGTCCAAGAAAATCAAAAAATCGAAAAAACGGAAAAACAAAAAGATCAAAAAAATCAAAAAAATCAAAAAATCAAGAAAATCAAAAAAATCAGAAAATAACAAAAACCAAAAACCAAAAAAACCAAAAAAACGGAAAAACCAAAAGTACAAAAGCTATGAAAAACCATGCAGAAAGAAATAAAGGGGCAAAAAACAACAAAAGAATCGAATAACCAAAAAACTAAAAAAGTGTGCTAAGCACCTTATCCGGATAGTGAGCCTAGCTCAGTTTGTATTTTTGGTATTTTGTGTTTCTGCCGTTCAGATATTATTGCAGTCCTTTAGCCTCTTCATTATACTTGCATCAGTCATCCATTAGCTCTAGATAGGTTTTCTTCATAGTTTTAAGGAAGAAGCCTATGGGAAGAATAGAAGCTATGATAGTCAATTTGGGGTTCTCCCTAATCATGTCCATAATAAATGTACTCCAGGTCTGACTGGTTGTTTTCACATTATCGAAACTTGATAAATCTATCTTCGGAGCAACGACCACTATGTCAATAGGAGATACATCATATTTGCACATGACACTATCACCAGAGTATAAGAATTTACACTGTATCACTTCCCCAGTCCCATCAACTTTATAAGATGTTGTGTAACATTCTGCCCTATCATCTTTATTAAAAGTGAGGGAACAGCTAGCTATATCTTTACATATCAACACATCACTCAAGACAAGTCTTGTTGGAGTCATCACTTTGATCACAGTTTTCTTCAACTTCCTCTCAACACCTTTGATCTCACAGTTTGTGTTGTTCATAGATATACGGCTAGTTAAAATACTGGATATTTTGACACTGGATGTGATAGATATTGACATAGGCAGAATGTCCATGCTGTCCAAGGATATGCCTTTCTCAGACACTACTACTCCCCTCAATGGTTCTGTCAAAGTGTCTGCCAACTTATTAATACCATCATTATCCTCATAAGAGATAATTTTGGAGTCTTCAAGGGCTTCTATCTTAGTCTGGCACTTCGATGTCAGCAATTCTGCATCTCTCATAGTAGGGCACTGAATGCTTCCCATCAATTCTTTGTCAAAAGAACCAAGATCATTGCTCTTCCTCTCATATGCCTTGCCATCACATTCTACATACTCAGCCGGGAGTTTCTGCATATTGTAATTGAGTATTCCTATATTTAGAATGCCTGCTTCATGAACTGCTTGGAATCCTGTAAATTCATGAATCACTAGTCCATTCTTACTGAGGTGTCCATTAATTTCAAATTGCACATCTGTGCATTTTTTTACAGAACAAGCCAATCTACTTGTAGGAGTGTATAGTATCCTCTTCCAGTTATAATGATAGAATGGGCAATACGAAAAAACATGGAAATCAGAGATGCAGTAGTCATAATGGAGACTGTCATCTTTGTCCCAAATTGTAGAACTCATATCTGTTGAACAGCGAATGCTCTCAGTACATTTCCACTCTTCTTTGCCAATAGACTTTTTGTAACTGTTTGTATAATAAAGGGGTCTGGACAAACAATTGATAGTTATTTTGGATATTCTCAATTTATACACATCAGATGAAGATTTGAAACAGAAGTCCTGTGGAGTGTTATATAAGGTTAGTTGAAGCTTAGAACTGTATGTGCAGTCTTTCCCTGTACAAACTTCCACATCAGATAAACTAGTCAGCAAGTCATTACAGAGGCAATTTGCAGAGTCCAGTGAGATAGCTATTAACATAAATATGTAGGGTACATAGATCAGACCATTGGATAATCTCCTAGCTTTCTGCCTGACAATATCTGGAACATTGCTATTTGGTGCATGCGACTCCTCAGATAAGAGCAATCCATCACCAGTGTCGTCAACTACTCTCACCTCTGCCATATCTATCTCCATCATTCTAAGCTTTGGTTTTTTATGACACAACCCTGCCAGTGCATACATGACAGTCTTTATTACCCAGAACACTGGTTTGAGGCATATCAGTATGTTGACAACAATGATTCCACACATACAGATAAATACTATCAATATCAAGGTCAGTACATAGCCATAGTATTTATAAGTTTTTGAACACTCATAGTTTTTGACTCTAGATAGGAAATCCATTCTATTATATGCAACACAGGCACTACTAACAGTGCACGTGACATTTTTACAGAAATTATTCTGGCAAACTTCTATTTGGTCATCATACACTGGGAGCTTAACATTAGAACAACTTGGAACATGAAGTTGAGTCTCACTCACTCTTATATCACACTCAGCCGAAGAAGCAAACAGTTTCCCATCTTCACATACAACTGGATGTTCTAAACTTGTTGCATCATTGGCCAAAACATTTCTAGTGCTATTCTCGGTGCAATATGTTATATTCTCAACATACACGAAGCCTCTAAATGCTTTGTCTTCTGAGTAAGGATAAGAGACCAGCAACCCATTTTCTCTATTGATGGGTAGGACCTTTGAAGTGTGCTGGGTTTGAGAAAAACCGACTAGAGTTGTTTTAGAGACAATCTCATCTTTGCAATCAACATATCTAGTTCCTCCAAAAGAAGCAAAAATCTCATGCACTGGTATCTTGTTGTCATAGCTACCACTGAAGCAAGTTTCATGGAGGTTTATTGGACCATGATTGTAACAAACACTTCCATCTTCGATATAATAGCCATTAAGCAACTTTGGCTGCTTGCATGGCTTGTTCCTATAAGCACATGATATCTGGATGATTGCTTTACCAGGATCAGCATCTTTGCTCATCATCCAATCTTCTTTGGTTATAGATCTAGAATTGGATGGTGTGATCAAGACCAAGATAGGCAGTATTAAAATACAGATATACATCTTAGTAAATGAAGATGTTTCAGCACTCTTTTTAATATAATCTTTTTATGATACCCAGACTTTGTGT